TTTGAGTGATGGTTTAATTCCTGTGCCTTCTAGAGAATCATTATTATATAGTAATAAAGCTAAAGAGATTATATTAAATAAAATTAAAATAGTAGCTGAAGAATTAATATCTAAATATAATGAATCCATAAAAGAAATGGAAAATATAAAAGATATTTTTAATTACTATAGAACAAACAGTAGATTTATAACTATAGGACATAAATCCTTGGATATAGTTGATTTAGAAATGTATTCAGATGTTAAAATAGTTTCTCCTACATTAAAAGGTGTAGAATTATTAAATCTAAAAGATTTATATTATTCTAGAGATTATATACTATCTGAATATCGTATTAAATATATTTTAGAAAAAGGTAGTTTTAGAGAAGTTAAAAATAAGTATAGTTCAGAAATTTCTATAAGTAATATTAATAATGATTCTTATTATTTATATGAAAACTCTATTCCTGGAAAAATTAAAACATTTCTAAGAGAAACAGCTTATTCTTATAATAGTAAAAATTTTGTAAATAAAATGATTAGTCATACTTTGTTTCCTAGTTATAGGTATGCAGATACAAATACTAATTATTATAATATTCTTAAATTAGATGGACATCCTAGAAGTGAGTGGAGAAATAGAATAAAAGAGTTTCAATATATAAAATCTTTATTATTAAAAGAATTTATTAATTTAAATGATTTTGTTATTCCTCAACAATGGTTAGATGATCAAAAGAAAAAAAGAATATCTATTAATAATGGAGGAGAAAGAAGAGTTAAACTCCAAGGAGAAATAACATGTAAAGAAGCACAGGGTTTATTAGTGTACAATGGTAATAATTGTAAATTTGTATCAAATACATATAAATTATCTGAGTTATATAAACAAAAATGTTTATTTGTTTATACTACACATGATGATAAAATGAAGCTAGATAGTTTATATAAAATTAGTAAGAAACAAAAAATAAGATTTATTACATTCTCTGATAGAGATATGAAAGTAATACAAAATTTAAATATTCACAATTTAATATCCTATGATAAATTTATGGAAGGAAAAAATATGCCTTTTAAAAGAATAGTTACAGCTCAATTAATAACTAGTTTAATTTATGATAATAAAAATGTTTTTGATAAATTAGAAATGGTTAAATCAATTTCAAATTCTCTAGGAGAAACATTAGAAAAACTAGAAATGTATAAAAGAGATAATTATGAAAATAGTAATGGAACTATACACACTGCTATGTTAGAAGTAGCAAAACAATATAATTTATTTGATGAAAACATATATAGTGAGTATATGAAAATAAATGAATTACTATCTAAACTTTCTTTCTTAGATGTTTTATGTAAAAATATAAGATGGTATGATTATAAAGAAGATAAAATGTATTTTGTTCTTGTAGATATGTTAAAATATCATAAACATAGAATAGATTATAAACATTATAACATAACATTAAATGAAGAGAATGTGGAAGTATTAACAGATGAAATAATAGAAGAATTAGTATAAATTAATAAATAAAAGTAGAAATTATGTCAAAGTTTTTAAGCCTAGATTGGTTCAGATCTAAAATTGAGAAAGCAACAGAAAATGCTGTTGAAAAAGTGGTAACAAATAAATTAAATGAATTAATGGAGGAGGAAACTTCTCCATTAATTGAAAATCCATGTATTAATATAAAGTTAATTGGAGACTCTCTAATTGTTGTATTAAAAGATGGAACTATATTAAATAAATCTAATGCAACAAAAGAGGATTTTAATTCTATTAATAGTTCTAACTCTTTAGAGGAAATATTAGAAATTATTTCTTCTAAACAAGTTACTGCAGAAAGAGAAGAAGAGAGAAAGAAAGATGAAAAAATAGAACAGTTAATTGAAGGTATAGAACTTCTTAAAGATTTAGAAGATTTTGTTGTAAAAGAAAGTTCTGTCTATCTAAAAGGTATAGATAGAAGTATGCCTCAATTATTAGTTGAGAAGTTTATTGAAATAATTGATGGAGTTAGTGATGAACTAGATTATCCTTGGGAAATACAAGCTAAATTAAATCAAAATGATGAATATATTTCTTTAAAAAAGTTTTGGTTAAAATGTTGTTTAAATCCAAATGCTCAATCAGCAGAAGATTTATATGAATTTCTTTCTAAACATAATTTTAAAATAGATAAGCATGGTAATTTTTATGCTTATAGAAATGTAGTTAGTAGAAATAACGAGAATAAAGAGCTTGTTCAATTTATTAGTAATGCTTATACAAAAATTAAAGCAGTTTGGAAAAAGAGAGCTTCTGATTTTGTTGTTTTAGAAGAAAATGGAGAGTATAAGTTAGGAAAAATAGATTCTAAAGATGATGGACAAGCTCTATCTTTAGGAAATCTAGAAGAACTATACAAAGAACTACCTACATTACAAGAAAATAGTTATACTTCTGCTCGTACAGGACAAGAAGATTATAGAATAGGAGAAGTTATTAGTATGCCTAGACAAAGAGGTGATGATAATAATTCTGTAAGTTGTAGTAAAGGATTTCATGCTGCAAGTAAAGAGTACGATTATTCGTACTTTGGGGATACTAGCATATTAGTTATTATAAATCCAATGGATGTTTTAGCTGTTCCAGTTGGAGAAATTGGAAAACTTAGAACTTGTAGATGGTTTTTTGCAACAACTCTTTCTGAAGATGAAAAATATATTTTAGATGAAGAGGATTATGATGTTTCTGAACTAGGAGATATATTTGAAGAAAAATGTAATGAAAATCTAAAAGACTATGTACAAAATAGTTTTGCTGAAGAGATTCAAAGGCATACATTTAATATTCCAACTCTCTCTAATAAACAATTAAAAGAAATTGTAAATTCTTTAGATAGAATGAAAGAAGTATTAGATTCTAGAGTTAATAATATTTAATAAAAAATAAATTAATAATATAAAGAGGATAATGATTATATTTGTTATCCTCTTTTTTAATTTTATAAATATGGAAGATTGTTGGTTAAAAGAAAATGGAGAATGTTTATATACTCCTCCAGAAAATAAATATGGTTTTATCTATAAAATAATAGATGATAAAGGTAATATTTATATAGGTAAAAAAGCTTTTACACATAGAAAGAAAACAACTCTAAGTAAAAAAGCTAAACTATTACCTGAAAATAAAAGAAAAAGAGTTAGTATTACTCAAAAAGATAGTGGTTGGTTAAAGTATTGGGGATCTTGTAAACCTTTATTAGAATACATAAAACAAAGAGGTTCTACAGAAGGATTCAAAAGATACATCATAAAAACTTGTGATGATAAACAATCATTAGCTTATTGGGAAATGCATTATCTTGTTATTAATGATGTTCTTTTTAGAGATGATTGTTGGAATGGAAATATATTAAGTAAGTTTTTTAAAGGAAAAATAAAATGAAATTAGAATTATTAGCTCTACGATATTTAAAAAGAAAAGGATATTATATAGATAATCTTTGGCATATATCAGATGTTCAAGATAAGTTTGAATGTACAAAAGAAAAAGCTTTTGAAATATTAGATGAAGCTGTGAGTGGAGAATATATTATAGAAGACATAAATGATAGAATATATTTATTTGCAAAAGAATTAGGATTAAAAAATAAAGAATAATTATGGAAAATAATAATAAATATTTTGTGCCTGAAATTTCAGATTTTCATATAGGATATGAATATGAACAAGGATTAGTGGATAGTAATTGGTTTACTACTGGTTGGGAAAAAAGAATTATTGATGAAAAATCTAATTTAAAATTAATTAAAGAACATCCTTCTTTGCATAGAGTTCCCTATCTAACTAAAGAACAACTTGAAGCTGAAGGCTGGCATTCTCCTGAAGTATATAGAGATGGAGGAACACTAGTTTATAAAAAAGACAAATATGAAATAACTTTTATGGGTGAAAATAAAATATCGCCTTCTACAGAAATTGTTTTTACAGAATTATTTGAAATGATGGATAAAATTACCAGACATATTTTATTTAAAGGAAAATGTAAAGACATAAATACATTTAGAAGAATCTGTAAATTATTAGAAATATGATATTCTTATATCAATGGTGTAACACCTGTAAAAGAGAAAGAGGGTTTGATGTAAATTCTCTTAAATGTTTAACATGTAAAAAGAAATAATAATGGAAATTGAAGAAAATTATGATTATATAAATCCTTCTCATTATAAATCATATAATAAAGAAGTAATAGATATGATGGTAGATATATGGGGGAAAGAGAATGTAGCTATGTATTGTACTATTACAGCATACAAATATAGAATGAGATTAGGAAAAAAACCTGATCAACCTATAGAACAGGAATTAAAAAAAGAACAGTGGTATTTAAATAAAGCACAAGAGTTAAGACAATGAATTTAAAAGAAAAAGGATTATGACACTAAAATACTTATTAAATAACTTTGATTATTTAAGATCTTATAACTCTCCATTTAAACCACCAAAAATTAAATTTTATTGTGGAAAAATAGCTATAGGAACTCCATATTTCTATCCTAGAAGATGGGTGAAAGGTACACCAGAATTAATTCATGAAGCTGTTATAAAACATATAAAAAATGAAGAGAGCTTTAATGAACGTAATCCTGATAGTGCTAGAACTATAAAATCTTATGATGAACTTTATGAACAAAAAAAGAGTTATTCTTATGCTGTACCTAAAAAAATAGGATTTGATTTTGTATCATTAGGATGGAAGACTAAATATGATAGCTATAGACATGAATGGAATCCTTTAATTAGTTTTGTATTTTTTAAATGGCAAATAGTAGTGATGATGATTCCTGAACATGATAGTCATTATTGGGAATCTTGGTTATATTATACAAGAGAAACAAAACACATAGCAAAAACAACACAAGCAAGATTAGCTCTTTGTAGAAAAAAAGCACCACAGACTTGGACAAGTCATAATAGTGATGGTATAAAAAAAACAACAGATTATTATAATTTAATATTAAAAGATAAATGGATATAACAACATACAAAAACAGATATGGTGATGAGTTTACATTTACTAGAGATGACAACCATGATATACTATGGGAAGGAAATTTTGAATATTGTAGAATTGGTATGCCTAATGATTATACTAAAGCATATAATGCTTATATAAATGACAATAAACATAGACAAGATCTTATGTCTTTTAATCAATTTAAAAAAGTTGTACATGAATGGGATGATGAAACTGGTAAATATATTTATGATAAATATATCAGTATGGTGGATAGCTTAAAAGATGAAATAGAGATGATAGATCCAAGTGGAGGTCCTTATATCTCAAGAGGTATGCCTTTAGATTCTTTTGGGTTTAAAGGATATGTAGTGAAAGACTTTGAAAGAATTGATACAGGATACAAGATTATTACAGAGAAGTGTCCTTATTGTAATCTTTCTGGTGGTAATCATAAGATGGGATGTGAGACTAGAAAAATAACTGTATTTCTTAATGATGAAAATAATTTAAAAAAATAAAATATGAAAACACATATATGGGAAGACCAAAAATTATTTAATATAAATAAAGAATTACAACAATTAATAGAGAGTAAAACAATTAAAAATGTAATCTCTATGTCTGTTGTAAGTGTAGATGATCCAAAAAACTCTATGCCTTTATATAGTGCAATATTAATATATAAATAAAACTAAATATGCAATACAAGTTAATAAAAGAATATCCAAATAGTCCTAAGATTGGAACAGTACATACTAATGATTATTATAATAATTTTTGGAAAGGAGAAAATTTTTATAGTAAATACCCAGAGTTTTGGGAAAAAATAAGTATTTCTATCACCACTGAAGATGGTGGTTCTCTAGAAGAAGGAGAGTATTATTATGCTGTAGATCCAACTACATATGAAATAGTACCTAGTGTTGTAGATTACAATTCCAGTTCTAGTAAATGGAAAAAGTTTTTTAATATAGTAGAAGCTAGAAAATATGTTAGTAGTAAACAATGTTGTTTAACTATAGAAGATGTAATAGCAGAGTTAAAAGAAAGAAACTTAATATAAAATGGGAGAAATAGTAATTAATAAAGAACCTTCTTTTTCTGAAATATGGAGAGAAGGTTTTATAACTTATAAAGACCAAAAACATTATTTTTGGTTAATTCATCCACAAGGATTAGATCCAAATGGACAAGAATATGAATGTGAAATACGTTGGTTCTTTAATAGAGTGCCAATAGAAGTGAGGGCTTTTTATCCTCAAATTATAGAATCCTTTAAACAAACATTATGAAAATAATAATATTAGATTTTGCAACAGCTGAAGTGCTTATATTTAATTATTCTCCTGATTTTGGAGATGCAGAAGAGTATATGTATGAACTTGAAAAAGATGGAAGTATTTCCAAAGTAAGTGACTGTCAATGGATGGCAGTAGATGAATTAAAATTACAAATACATTAATTATGAATTTATTAACACAGAATTCTAAATTAAAGAAAACTAGTGAATATTTAAATAAAAGAGTGTATAATTTTGGAATTCCTGCATATAAAACTTCTACTGGAAAAATAACATGTCCTTTTGCAGAAGAATGTATTAAGTTTTGTTATGCCAAAAAAGGAGCTTATATATGGAAAAATGTAAAACCTGCTTATGAATATAGATATGAACTCAGTAAGACTAATAAATTTATAGATAAAATAAATGCGGAAATAGTCTTAAAAGAACCTGATTATATAAGAGTGCATGATAGCGGTGATTATTACTCTAGAGAATATTTAAATAAATGGATAGAAATAGCAAAATTAAATAAAGATATTAAGTTTTATAGTTATACTAATTGTGTAGCTCTTTTAAAAGAAACTAAACTCCCAGATAATTTTGATATTATATTTAGTAGTGATGGAAAACAAAAAGATTTAATTAATAAATCAAAAGATAGACATAGTTTTATTTTTAAAAATGAAGAAGATTTAGTATCTTCGGGGTATATAAATGCTAGTAAAATAGATTTATATTCTACAAAATGGTATAATTCAAATAACAAAATAGGTTTAATTTTACATTAATATGATAAAAGGAGGTATAAAAGAAACAGTTATAGAAGAAGAAATAATTGTTAGAACAGTGAAGAATTGTCCTAGTAGCTATGATGCTACTTTTAGAGTGTTATTAGTAGATGGAGATAGTATAGTATATTTTGCTACATATTTTCCTGAAGATTCTATAATGACATTTCCAGATGAAGAATCTCAAATAGAAGAAGCTAAATTTAGAGTTAGGAATAAACTCCAAGAAATACAAAATAATATAGAAGAGTGGTATAATATAACAAACACTCTTGTATTTGTTGGAGGTAAATCTAATTTTAGATATAAAATATTTCCTGAATATAAAGCTAATAGAAAAGATAAAGAAAAGAGTGCTCTACTTCCTATTATAAAACAATATATAGTGGAAGAAATAGGAGCTATAGAGTCTCATGGAGCTGAAGCTGATGATTTTTTATATGATTCTTGGACTAAATTAAAAGATAACTCTATATTAGCTACTATTGATAAAGATATAAAAAGTAGTTGTTATGGTATATTTTATGATTATAGAGGATATGATGATACATTAGGAAAGTTTTATAGTGTTACTGAAAAAGAAAGTAGATTAAACCTTGCAACTCAGATTATTGCAGGGGATTCTTCAGATAATGTAAAAGGTTCAGTTGGCTTGGGTGTTGCTTATTGTAAAAAAAATTTACACCAAGATATGACAAATTATCAATTTATTAGAGCTATATTTACAGCTTATTTAAAATCTACTAAAGGGGATGTAAAAGAGTCTAAAAGACAAATTAGATTAAATTATAAATTACTAAAGCTTCATACAAAAGATGAAGTTAAAAAAATAATAGAATGGATATAAAAAAGACAATAACAACAATCTTCATGGTTCCCACTTTGAAAATAGAGAAAAATTCATTACAATCTAATGGGTTTATAAATGCATATTATTATGACTCTAGTAAAGAAGAGAATTATGAAGATTGTATATATTTGTTATTTAAACCTAAGAATCTAGATAGGTTTAGAGAGTTTTTAGATAATGAATATGAAAGAACAAAAGATGTTGTAGAGGATTATGATTATGAGAGTGGGTATGTTATTGTAGTTTATAAATTAAACAAACTATTTAAGAAAGATTTTGAGTTAGTAAAAGAAGGATTGTATTCTAAGACTTCTAAGAAATTTCAAGATATGTTTCCTAAAGTGGTTAAGATAATTAGAAATGGATTGCATAAAGATGAGCTCTCTTTACAAACAAGAATATTTAATAAATCTCCAGATTTAATAGAATTCTGGGAAGAAAAATTAAATGTAAAATTTAAAGATGATTATGAAGCATGGAGGGGTTGGGATAATAAAGATGAAACATTAGATATTAATAAATTAAAAGAATATGTATAACGAAGATGTTTTAAAGAGAATATTAAAAGATAATGAAATAGAAGATGTTGCTAAATTTTGTAAAATATTTAGTGAATATAATGATATAAAATACCAAAATTCAAAATCAGAAAAACAATGTGAAGAGTTTGATTATGAAAGAGATTGGTGGAATCAAGCATATTTAGAATTAACAAAAACAATTATATTAGAATGAAAGAAATAATAGAAAAATATCCTTTAAGTGTAGAAGCTCTTAAAAAGTGGATTGAAAACTCTTTAAGAAATAGTGAGCCTATAGAATCTATACCTACAGATTTTGTAGAAGCATATATAGAACAAGCTAAAACAGATGAAAGTTTAATTAGAACTCTACAAAATAATCCTAGATGGTTTTTTGATTTCTTTGATGGAAATGAATTATATATACATATTTTTCCTACTGTAGGAGTTGTAGAAAATAAAATTAAATTAATTTTTACAACAAGTATACAAAAAAATTTAAATGATCATAATAGGTATTTAAAAAAATTTATTTCTAGAAAAGAAGCAGAGTTAAATTCAATAGAGATGGCTTTTGAAATATTAGAAGAGGATTTAAAACCAATAGAATTTGAAAAATTATGATAGATAAAATTCAAAGTTATGTATATTTGTATCATGGAGAAGTAACATTATCTGTTGCTGTTACAAAGAATTTAAAAAGACAGAAAGAAAGACTTAAAAATTTTGGAGATATAACTGTATCTACAGGTAAAATAGATGATGAGGATTGTTTCTGGGATAATATAGAATTCTTTAATAACATGACTTATAAATCTTTTTTAGAAGAATGTAAAGAAGAATTAATAGAAAAAGGATTTGATCCTGAACCAATATTTAAAAGTATTAAAAAACTATTAAAAAGAGCATTTAAATTAAATATATTAAAGAATGAGAACAATTAAAGAGTTTAATACTCGGTATAAAGATTTATTATTATTAGAAGATAGTAGAGGGCTTGTTATAGATGAGCCCTCTATAGTACATTTTTTGAATGAAATATTTAAAGATTTTGAGAAGATTCCAGGATTTAAATATGATGAAATATATGTATATGGAGGAACAAAATTTATGTCTAACTTAGAAGATATTCTTCCTTTTGCTGGTAGAGTATTAAAACAAGAAATAGAAGAAAAAATAAATCTTTTATTAAAAGTGGAATTTGAAATAGAAAGAAGATTAGCAAGTATAAATTTAGATAAATATGGAAAACCTCTTCAATCTCTATAAGGGATTATTAATAATACATAGTAGTTATAAAGGAATTGTTTGTGGGTTTGATGATTCTAGATTTATTCTTGCTGTAGAAACTAAAGATGATAATAAGTTTTTTAGAAAGTTTAGAAAGGATGATCATGCTTATATAATGGAGGAATATAAAGACTCTAAATATAGATACATATATGAAAATGAAAGTGAAATATTAAAACAACATGGAAATAACATTAAAACAATACGCTAGAGAGAATAACTTGTATTACCCTGCATTATTATACTCTAGAAAAAAGAGTGAAGCAGTTAGGAAAGATAAATACAAAGAAGAGGATATAACTATAATAATGAATTACTATCGTAGTTATATGAGAGTGGTAACAGCTCCTAAACTATCTTTCAAAACAAAATTATTATTATTAGAATATAAAGAAAAATATCCTATTCTCACTCTAAAAGAATTATCTATTATGTTTGGAATAGAATCTAAACTCCCAGAAATAAAAAAGTTTTTTAGTAATGGATATGTAATACTACCATCAAAAATAAATCAATAATGAAATTTAAAGATATTATGAGTAATAAAGAGTTTGAAGAAGGAAAAGATTACCATCTAGTAGATGGAAGAGTAGTCTTTTCAGAAAGTTATCTAAGAGCAAGAGGTTCTTGTTGTGGTAATGATTGTCAATTCTGTTGTTACACAGAAAAAGTAAAAGGTAATACAGAATTAAAAGAATAACATTTTTTCTATTTTTAAGTTGTGTAAAATCCCTGAGAGAATTAATCATTCTCTTGGGGTTTTTATTCTAATAAAGTTAGGAAATAATAAAAAAATTTAGTAAATTTAACAAAAATTAAATAATTTAAAAATGGCAAAAAAGAAAGAAGAAAAGCAAGGAATGGATGCTGTAATTGCAGCTTTAGAGAAAAAACATGGGTTGGAAAAACCTAATTTAGACAAAGTTAACATTATTAGTACAGGTTCTTTGCAGCTAAATCAAGCAATGGGTATTGGTGGTACAATGCTTGGAAAGATTATAGAGATATTTGGAGCAGAGTCTTCAGGTAAATCTACCACTACATTACATCAAATGGCAGAATATCAAAAAGCATTTCCTGAAAAGAAAGTGGCATTATTTGACTATGAAAATTCCTTTGATAAAAAATATGCTACATCTGTAGGAGTAGATGCAGATAGTTTATTAATATATCAACCTACAGACTTAGAATCTGGTTATGATATGATTCTCTCTTTAATAGAGAATAATGTTGTTTCTTTAGTAGTTATAGATAGTCAATCTGCTGCTATGCCTAAAGCTGTATTACAAGGAGAAATGGGAGATGCTACAATTGGTTTACAGGCTAGACTTAATAGTAAATTTTGTATGAAAATAAAAGGACTCCTTCCTATACATAATTGTACATTAATATTTATATCACAAACTAGAAGTAATATTGGTGGTATGGGAGATCCAACTACTACAACAGGAGGTAATGCTATTAAATTTTATGCAGATGTTAGATGGAAGATATGGAAATCTAATGATAAAATTAACGAACTCAATAAAACCACTATAGATATTATAAAAAATAAATTAGCTGCTCCTTTTGGTAAAGCAGAGTTAAATATATTGTGGGGATATGGTTTTGATAAACTAGGAGAGATAATTGACTATGCTGTAGAATTTGATTTTATTAAGAAAGGAGGAGCTTGGTTTACAATAGGAGAAGAGAAGTTTCAAGGAATGGATAGACTAAAAGACTATTTAGAAGAAAACTATGAAGTGCTATTAGATTTAGAAACTAGAGTGGTTAATAAACTCAAAGGAATAGAAACTCCTGTAGAAGAAGTAGAAGTAGTAAATGAAGAAATATTAAATGAAGAAATATTAAATATAGAAGAAAATGGAAATTAATGAATATCAATTAAAAGCAGCAAGAACTAATGCTCAACTAGAAAATCATTTAATGGATAATTTGCATATGGTGTTAGGTATGCAAACAGAGTCTGCAGAAATAGCAGATGTATTCAAAAAACATATTGCTTATAAAAAAGAAATTGATTGGGTAAATATAAAAGAAGAGCTTGGAGATGTGATGTTCTATATAGCTAATATGTGCAATATTAATGGTTGGGATCTTAGAGATATATTAGAAACTAATATTAAAAAACTAGAAGCTCGTTATCCAGAGAAATTTAATGAAGAAAATGCTCTTAATAGAAATCTTGATAAAGAAAGAGGAATATTAGAACAAACTCCAACAGGAATAAGAACTATAACTAGTCATGTTGATTTTGCTATTAGTGCTCAGAGTGATACTTCTGTATTTGGTCCTGATGTTAATAAAAAATATATACATACAAAATGATATGTAAATATAAAAATTGTAATAAAAATTGTGAAAAAGAATATTGTTTTGTTCATAAACCTAAAAAACCCTTATCTTCTGGTAAGGGTTTAAAAAAATCTTTTGTTGCTAAACCAAAAGAGCCTGATCTTAGTGAGTTAATAAAAAAACAAATTGAAGCTGAAAAGTTAAAAGAATTTTTTATAAAGTGTTGGAATAATAAACCTCATTATTGTGAAATAACTGGAAAATACTTGGGTAATCAATATTCTTCCTTATATTTGCATCATCTGCTGCCAAAATCTAAATATAAAGAAGCAGTTTATGATGAAGATAACATCATTGTTTTACACCCAGATATTCATGCAAGTGTAGAACTTGATATGTATAGATATGAAGAGATTAATAAAAGAAGAGAACAATTATTAAAGAAATATGGATACTAAATTAATAAATTCTTTAATATTATTACAAAAAGAA